ATTTGATACAGAGAAGAAACAAGAGCAATTAACAGTATTTACGGGCTTTACTCCCGAACAAATGGAGGCTATATCAGGTGGAAAAGAAACCAAGCTTGTTGCACACAAAGAAAAAAAAGATAAAGACTAAAGACCCTTGTCCTGTTTGTGGTGAAGACCTTTATTACAATAGGAGATTCAGTAAACGTGTTGGTATATTTGATATATTGAGTAGGAATCATCATATCATTGGCTGGGCATGTCCTCATTGCGATACCGAATTTGATAAATCGGATAATATTATGTATATTTATGGCCAAGATTACGTACAAGGAAAGAGTTAAATGGAAATAATTTATAAATGTATAGCCACAGATGGAAAAGCCGAAACATCCTCTCTATCTCACTACACTCATAGTTATAGCGTATATCCTTGTTCATTTGTGGCTAGTTGTTCCAATTTGGAGTTAAATGGCAAAATTTGGGAGTAAATCAAAAGAAAGACTTGCAACATGTGATGAAAAGTTGCAAAAAGTTTTTCAAGAAGTTATTAAGTATGTCGATTGTAGCATATTAGAAGGATATAGGAATGAAGAGAGGCAAAACAAATTATACGAAGAAGGAAAAACTAAAGTCAAGTATCCGAGTGGAAGACATAATCATAGCCCTTCTCGTGCTGTTGATGTTGCTCCTTATCCCATTGATTGGGCTGATAGGGAGCGTTTTCATCTATTTGCGGGATTTGTTTTAGGTATTGCAAGGTCAATGGGTATAAAATTACGTTGGGGTGGTGATTGGAACATGAATTTTGAGGTGGATGATAATAAGTTTGATGATTTCCCTCATTTTGAAATAAAGGAGTAAGATGGCAGAAGAAAATATATTAAGTCAATTAATTGATTACATGAAACCAAAAGCACATGATGCTATTGATAAAGCAACTAATGCTTGGAAACAAGCTCAACAACAAGCAGAATCTAGTGGACTTGGTGATTTTGAACATGAAGAATTAATTCAAAATTTGGTTATGGGAACAATGGGAGGTGGTGGAGGTATTCCTTTGAAACAAATGTTAAAAAATCTTGGACTTTATAGAGGTCAAATGTCTGGAAAGCATTGGAAAAATGTGGAGTCAATAAAAAAAGGTGTGGAAGATATTGTCAAAAGAAATCAAGCTACTGTGAAAAAATTAAAAAAAATGGGAGCTGAACAAGCTGGTCTAAAGGAGTATCACAAATCATTTCCACAAACATTAAGTCCAACTAAAAAACCTTCATTTGATATTGGTGGATGGAAAAATGTTCCTATTGCTCAAGTAAAAAAAGTGGAACCAGGAGGAACAGGAAAATGGGGTCTTGCTGGATTATTAGGTTTATTAGGACTTGCAGATAGGTTTTCTGACACAAGTGGTGAAAGTTATGATATGGATGCTGCTCGTAATGCTATGATAGATAAAGGTTCTGAATTTTATGATGAAAATATTTATTCTATACTTGAAGGATTAATTTCTGACCCAGATATGTCTGGTGCGGGAGATATGCCAATTGGGCAGACAGATTTTCAACCAAGACATGATGACCCAAATTATTATGAGGGGGAAACAAAAGTATCTGCAAATGATAAATTACTGGAATTACTTAAAAGGCAGATTGATACAACAGATATGCCAATTAGGCAGCCAGAGTGGGATTCAATTATTAACAAACCTAAGCATTATTCTGTTCCAGGGTTTTAATGGCAAATTTAAATCTTAATGGCAATGTATCTCAAAATGAAAAGGTTCTTGAGATGGCATATAAAGACCTTATTGTTTTTGGTAAATTATTCTCTCCCCAAGACTTCTTAGCATCATCAACACCAGAATTTCACAATATAGTAGGTAAAAAGCTTTTAAATAGAGATATTCAACAATTGGCGCTTGTATTGCCTCGTGACCACGCAAAGTCAACCTTGGCAGCAGCGGCTGTACTTTATCGGTTCTTATTTGCGAAAAAAGATAGCCCAGAATTTATCGCTTGGGTTGGCGAGGCACAAGACCAAGCAACAGATAACCTTAATTGGATTTCAAATCATATATACAATAATCCTGCAATTCATTACTATTTCGGTGATTTAGAAGGTGATAAGTGGACTAAAACCGAAATTGTATTAAAAAATAATTGTAGGCTTATTGCAAAAGGTACTGCACAAAGATTAAGAGGTAAAAAGCAATTATCAACAAGATATACAGGAATTGTGCTTGATGACTTTGAATCAGAGCTAAATACTAAAACTCCTGAAGCAAGGATGCATATTAAGAACTGGGTTACTGCTGCTGTGTATCCAGCTATTGATTTTGATAAAGGTGGAACATTATGGTGTAATGGAACTATTGTTCATTATGATTCTTTTTTAAATGGACTTGTTAAGGGATATACAGAGGCTCAGAATAATGGGGAGGAGTATTCTTGGGATTTAACTACTTATAAAGCAATACTTGATGATGGAACTCCATTATGGCCTTCACGTTGGCCAATAAAGAAATTAGAGGAAAGAAAGCAGTTTTATATAGATTCAGGTACTCCATCCAAGTTTTATCAAGAATATATGAATCAAGCCAAGTCCCCTGAAGACCAAATCTTTGCTGAGGAGGATATAACTGATAATTTCTATAAAGGTAAGTTAAAATTTGAAGAGGAATGTAATTCATGGTATTTAAAACTAGATGATGGGAGAAAAGAATATGTTAACATTTATATCGGAGTTGACCCTGCTTCAACGCTTAGTGTTAGGAATGATTATAGTGTCATCATGGTTATTGGTGTTACCGCTGATTTTGATTATTACGTTATTGAATATTGGAGACAAAGAGTGTTACCGATGGACTGCGCAGACCAGATATTTAAAATCGCTGAACGATATGACCCAATTAAAAGAATAAATATTGAAACAATTTCATATCAGGAGATGTTGAGAGATTATATACATAAAAAAAGTAAAAAAGATGGAAAGTTCTTACCAGGTATTGAACAGGGAATTAAGGGATATGGTAACCAAAAAAAGAAAGATAGACTATTTGAAGGGTTACAACCTATGTTCAAGGCTGGGGCTGTTCATTTAAAGAAGAATATGCATGAATTTATTGGTGAATTACTTGATTTTCCAAAAGGTTCCCATGATGATACAATTGATGCATTTTGGTTATCAACTCAATATGCAAGAGGAAATAAAAAGGCTGGTAAAGCAAAAAGAATTAAAAATAATAAAAATGAATGGGAGAAACCAAAAAAGAGATATAATTGGATGACAGGTGCACGCACTTGATTATTACTGTAAATATGTCTTATATTACATGTTATGATAGAAAAGGATAAAAGAGCAGAATACACACGAGAATTATGGAGACGATGGTCAGATGCTCGCAGAGAGTGGGAAGACCACGCCAGAGAAGATATTGATTTCTATTTAGGAAACCAATTCAGTGCATCTGAAGCTGATGAACTTGAATCAAGAAATCAGTCAAATATACCTCTTGACAGAATATATTCAGCAATTGAGCAGTTTAAAGCAATTATAACATCAAAGCCTCCTAAATTTTCCGCTACGCCAAGAGAAGATTCCGATAGTGATTTAGCTAATGTATGGAAAACATTACTTGAATATGTATGGAATATATCTGATGGTAATGAAGTATTTAAACAAACAATACATGATTATGCTGTTACAGGTCTTGGGTATTTTTATGCATATGTAGATAGAGAAGCTGATTATGGTAGAGGTGAAGTTAAATTTACATATGTTGACCCATTTAGAGTAGTAGTTGACCCAAATACAAGAAGTAGATATTTTGATGATGCAACAGGTATGATGTTGTCTACGATATTTACAAAGTTTCAATTACTTGATTTATATCCACAATTAGCTGAAGAGCAAGAAGATGGAAAAAAGATGATTGATTTAGTTGAAGGTTATCGTGAAGACGAAACATATCCATCTCCACTCAATAAGAGAACAAAAGGAACATTTACTCCTGATTATATTAAAGATTTTGATACTGGTGAGGGTTCTGAAAAGTATCAATTGATTGAACATTTTTCAAAAGTTAAAGTTCCTTATTATAGAATGGTATCTTTAGAAACTGGTGAGGAAAGAATATTAGATACTGAAAATATGGAAAAATTTATATCTGACCCAAAAATGGCAAAAGCATTAGAACAAGGTCTTTTGGATGTAGTTGAGGTTCAACAAACAAGAATTAAGTTGGTTTGTAG